ATAAAAGGCATTTATTTCTCCTATGAACTAATTGCGTCTACTGTTGATACCCAAACATCTAATGATGAAGCTGTGTCTGATATTACTTTTAAAGCATCACCAGATTGAACTACAAACTTTGCACCACCATCTAATACTTGTAATGATGAACCACTTGGTATTGGTGCATCCTTAACAAGATAGATGTCATTTGAACCATCATTAATATATACAGATGCTACAACAGCAGATGTTGTTACATTTGAAACTGATATACCAACAACAGTATCATAGCTGTCTGCTGTAAATAAAGTAGCAGCAGATGTGCCTACATCATTGCTTGTGTATCGTCTAAAATTTTGAGCCATATTTTTTCCTATTTGTTAAAGTGCAATCGCCATCGCAATTGCAAATCCATTTGTTGCTGCGTTTAAATTTGTTAAGTTACTTCCATCAACAGCTGGAAGTTGAGCTGATCCATTTAATTGAACTACGTTATTAGCAGAAGTTCCAACATCTTGTGTAGATGCAGTTCCTAGTCCTGTAATTTTAGTGTTCGCAATTGAATTAACTGCAAGGTTGATTGTACCTGATGAAGTAATTGGCGAACCAGTTACTGTAAATTCTGATGAGCCTGAATCTGCAACACCTACTGAAGTTACTGTACCAACATTAGCTGGTGTAACCTGAGAGTAAGTAATATTGCTAGATCCAATTACTGCATCGCTATCTGTAGTACATAAAAATATTTTATTATCATTTGCTGTACCTTGATTAACTACAATCATCTGGCCTGATAGTTCTGCAATCGTATCATGCTCAGGATCTCTTGATGCTGCACCACTTGATACTGCTAAGTATAGACCATTTTCTGTAGCATCAGTTTGATCTTTTACTAAAACTCTATCACCAGCTACAAGAGTAACACCATCAATGCTATCTCCAGCTTCTAAGCCATTCGTTAAATTTACATTTGCTGTAGTAGCAGCTTCAGCGATAATTCTTGTTCTTAATCCAGCAACCGCCTGGTCTACATAATTTTTAGTAGCAGCATCTGATGTAGATGATGGATCACCTAAACCAGTAACAGAACCACCAGATATAGAAACATTGTTTGCGTTTTGAGTTGCAATAGTTCCTAAACCTAAATTAGTTCTAGCAGTAGAAGCTGTAACATCTGATAAATTATTTGATGCAGTAAGCTTTCCATTTAGTTGAGTTTGTATTGCAGATGTAACACCATTTAGATAACCAAACTCTGTATTAGAGATTGTACCATCATGTATTTTAGTTGCATCAATAGCAGCACTAGAATTTATATCTGCATTTACAATTGAGTCATCTACAATTTTAGATGAATTAACTGAGCTAGCTGCAAGCTTGGCAAGTGTAATTTGTGAATCTGCTATGTGAGCTGTGTCTATACTTCCATCAACGTAATGCTCTGAGTTAATACTATCGTCAGCTATTTTAGTTCCATTAATTGCATCCGCTGCAATCTTGGCGGTTGTAACATTTAAATCTGTAATGTTTGAAGTTTGAACTGCGTTTGTTGCAAGTTTTGCGTTTGTAATTTGTGAGTCAGCAATATGAGCTGTGTCTATTGAACCATCTACATAGTGTTCGCTATCAATACTGTCATCTGCAATCTTAGATCCATTTACAGCATCTGCACCAAGTTTGGCAGTTGTTACTGATCCATCCGCAAGAGTTGCGGTAGCAACCACACCCTCAGGTATAGAATTATTAGTTGCTGATAATGCTGCAACATAAACATTAGATATTGCTTCGTTAGATAAATTACCGCTATCCCAAGTTACATTTACTGTTGTGTCTGTTGAAAATGATGAGCTTGAGATTGTACCATAGATAGTACCTGGAGTTGTTGCTGTAACTTTAATTCTTCTGTTTGCATGGTAAATACCAGTTACATCTGCACCAGCAATTGTAAAAGATGTAGCTGAAGCATAGCTTGCAGTGTAAGCACCATCGCCATCACCATATTCAATCCATTGTGCATCGTTAAACCAATCTCTAGTATTTTTCATTAATGCTCTTATGGCATTATTCAAATTACTAGGTAACATTCCCTCATCTACATCAATAGTATTTAAAGATGTGTTGTTTGCTTGTGTAGTTGAGTAATCTTTAATATTTGTTGGCATCGTAACTCCTAATTCATAAACCAAGCAAAAGCTTTATCGCTTTCACTATTATTTTTATTAATTAAATTATTTACAGCTTCTTCTACTTGTCTTTGAAAGAACTCCTGTGTTTCAATTGAATATCTAATATTGTCTATATCCACTTTATCACTCATTACCTAGATCCTCCTTGACTTGCGGTTAAATCAATTCCTTGTGCATGATTCCAAATACTGTCTGCTGGTATTTTAACATTTGCTCTAAAGTATCTGCCTGATTGTCTTACTGGTGCAATACCAGTTGCATTAATTGTACTAGAAGATGAGCTTGTAACTGCATCTGCAAGTTTATCTCTAGTTTTAATTATTACATTTGACGAAGCATCTACTAATGGTCGGACTCCTGTAATGTTTGCTCTAAGGCCAGGAAACAATTCTGTTTCTTTTGTTTCTAGTTCTGCCTCTAAAGCTTTTCCAGAAAATATAGCTGCTTTAAAGTTTTCATCTATAGCACCTAAGTATAAAGTACCACTTGTCCAGTAAGCACTGTCTAATGATATATTTATATCATCTAAATTTTCTGAAATAATATCCATCAGTTCTACAGTATTAACCACCATAAACTGTTTAAATATTTGTGAAGCTTTTACGTTAGCTACTGACCATTTTTGCGTTACATAATTATAAATTAATAATTTATCGCAAATACCAGTAGTGTTAGGATTATCTTTACTTGGATATAACCATAACGCTAAAGTATTAAATGGATCTACCGCAGCTGTAATTCTATCTGTGTAAGCTTTGTTTAAATCACTATCAAAAAATCTATTAACTTTTTCTGCACCAATCGGTAAAACCTGGTCGCCATTGATTTGAAAAAAACCATCTTCGGCATAGAAAAATATTTGTCTGTTGTCCTGGCAAACTGTTTGTCCATAAACAGCTCCTCTGTTTGGTGATATAACTGAAAATCTAAAAATTACATTTCCACCAACAAAGTCCATACGCAAAATTTGATTTTGCCTAAATACATAACCAACTTCACCTGACGTTATGGCAACAATCTGTCCACCAGAACCAGGTAAGTCTTGTGTATCACTAGATTTAACTCCAGCTTCCCAAGTTGATATGTCATTTAAACCTGACCAGGCAACTCTGTTTTTTGCATTTTCAATGTTACCACTTACTAAAAAATCCCTTATAACACCACTTACTCTAAACTTAGCTGGTACTGTACCACTACCTTGTGCAGTTACTAAACTTTGCAAAGTTGCAAAATTACTTGAAGTACCCATTTCGTAATACATTGGAGGATTAACTCCATTGCTAGCAATTACATATTGGCCAAACTGAGTAAATGTAAAAAAATCTGTATCACCACCACTAATAGTCAAACCACCTTTAACACTTGTAAAAGTTCCAGATGTTAATTTATAAATATTGTCTTTAGTTCCAACAAACGTAAATACTGTGTTTGTATTATCTCTAAAACTACCAGCACCTTTTGCATTTTGCGTTACGTTAGATGCACCACTATAAGCAACTAAACCTTTTACTGGTTTGTAGCTTGTTTGTGCATGGTACACATTGGTTGCTACAGTAGCACCAGGATTAAGGTGATCTGGTTGATCTGGTAGCCACTCTCCAAAAGGTAATTGCATAATTAAGCCGAATTAGTTGTTGATGTATAATTACTTTTAAATGGTGAAGCGATTGTATCTTCACTTCTTATTTGTAAAGGAGATCCACTAAACTGATCTTCTCTGTCATTTAATTCTAGTCGTTCAAGAGCTGTAGCATACATCTGCTGCCAAGTTTGAACTTGTTGCGGATTGTACCCACCTAAAAAATTAGCTGCATGAAATAATGAGCCATATAAATATATAGCTGGATGATTTGTTAATATAAAATTTGTTGTGTTACTGTCAGATAACGCTGTAAATTTTTTATAATAATTTACATAGCCTGTATATGTTGCATCAGGCTTAGGCATAAATCTAAACGTATCACCTAATATTGTATAAGCTTGTGGTATGCCAGTTGTTGAAGTACCTTTAGTTTGATCCATTTGTGATGGAGTCATGTAACGTAAAGGATATTTCGTACTACCACTTAATATGTAAAAATCTCTTACTTGCAAAAAGTCAGTAGGCAAAGATGCAGTTTCTGCATTAACAGTTACTGTAGCTTGTGTAACCATTTTTCTAACTCTTAATTTAGAGTTAAAATCAGCTTCTGTTAAAACTATAAAGTCGTCTGCTATCTCATCAGTTAAATCTGATCTGTTTAACCAATTAGCTATTGATGCTTTGAGTGTTGTATAATTAGTTAGTGCCATTAAAATCTACCTGGTGCAGTTCTAAAATATCTATAATCAGAACTATTTAATTTTTCTTTTAAAATTTTTGTTTGAACATCTTTTGGTAGAGCAAACCAATTACCTTTGTTTTGATCTCCATTATATTCTTTTGCCCAAATCTCTAAAATGATTGTGGGTATAGAAGCTACTCTTTTCAAACCTTTATCAGGTGAGTAACCATCATTTTGAGTATATAACTTTTTATTGTGTTCTAAAATTGGTTTGTGGTCAATTTTTCTCTCCTGGACAACCCCTTTTTCAGTTCCATAAAAAGTTTCTGTAACTAAACCATTTTTTTCTACAATTTTACTCATCGGCCACCACCTTTATATCTAGTTTGTTTCTTTTGCCTTTTCTCCGATTTTGATTGAGATTTTTTGTGCTTTCCTAATTTAGGAGGCTTATCTCTTGGAACGAAATGAACAAATTTTTGCTTAGCCACTAGCTTAGTTCAGAAATAGAAACATTTGCTGTTCCGATAGCTGCAAGTTTCTCACCTGGATTAACCTTAAATATTTCTGGTTGATCTGCCGGTATAAATATGCTGCTAGCAGTAGCTGTAGGATTTGAACCAAACAAAATATGACAATCAGCATCTGCACAAACTCTTACATAGTAAGAATAGTCACCAAAAGCACTTGATTGGCTTGATGTTCCTGATGATGCTAACATCTGTACTGTTGTTGGTCTTAAACCATAATTAAAAGCCATCTTATTTACTCCTTATTATTTTTTTCTTTTCTTCATTTTAGATTTGACAATCTTAGCTTGAAGCTTTTTTGGTAAAGTTTTTTGTTTAGCAGTAAGAACTGCTTTGCCTTTCATTTTACCTTTCATTAATATTTTCTCATTTTTACTTTTTTGCCCATTTTCTTCGCAGCTTTTTTTGCAGCAGCTTTACCTTTTTTTGTATAAGCAAATTTCTTTTTTCCAACCATTGGCATAGTGTTTTCTCCTAAAAATTTTTGTTGTGTACTTGGGGGAAGTACCGCTAGGCAAGATCCCCCAAATTTTGTTATCTTCTAACTACAAATGTAACTAAAAGTTTTTGTGCTCCTGTAGAAGCACCATCTGTAATCATTTCAATAGTTCCATCTTCTGAAACTGAGTTTGCAGCAGTAGGCTCTGATGTATCTACATCGCCAGCAGCTGAACCAGATTGAGCTACAGTAATTGCTGAGTTAGTCATAGCAGTTCCACCAATTTCAAAAGTGATAGCTGCATCAGAACCAGAAATAGCACCTTGTAGAGCAGTTATAATTTTAATAACTCTACCGCCATCTGGTACTGCAACAAAAGTAGAAGATGCAGTTGATATATCTTCTATTTCAGCATTAATAAAATAATCGTTTAAAGTTCTCATGATTTGTTCCTTTTTATTTGCTTCGTTCCGCCATTGATTGACTTCAAAGACCAAACAAAATGTTAATGAAAAGTAGAGGGGATTGCTCCCCTCCACAAAAATTTAAGATTATGATGTTGTTAAATCAAAAATACCACCACTTGCTTTTTCGTTTTTAGAAACAAGTGTGTATTCTGCTAACAATGCCTGTTTAGTTGCGTCACCAGTTTTCGCAAGATCCATAAGTTGGAAATCTCTTAAAAACGCTACGCCCCACATATCAGGTTGTATCACATAAGCTGATCTGCTTCTTGAGAATCTGTTAGGTACAACTGTCATCGCACCAAAGTCAGACTCATAAACATCAACCGCAGCTACTAATCTTTTGTTTTCTGCTGGATCAAATCTAGTTGAACCACCAGTAAAGCCAGATAGCACTTGCTTGTTGAATGAACCAAGCATAATCATAGATGGATCTCCACCCTCATCCCAACACTGCTTGATTACGTCTTTAAGCTGTGCTTCAGTGAAAGCTCTTTGAGTTCCATCAGTTCTAGCGTTAGTTCCAGAAGTTGTTGGATCTGCACCAGAACCACCACCTTTTGATGTGTTAGTTTTAATCCAAGATTCTAAACCAGCTAATCTTCTTGGTGTAGAGTCATCACCAGTTACTGGTGCTTGGTTAGCAGTTAGCGATGTTTCCATATCTCTTTTTAGCTCTTTAGAAGCTTTAGAGATTTGGTAAGCTAACTCATTGTTTCTACCAGCTTTAGATACTGAATCTAAAGTTCCAGAAACGATCACAGATTTTCTTGAAATTTGTGTTCTGTTTCCAAGTCTAGTAGTAGCAGATGGAGCAGCGAAAGAAATTTCATCACCCTCAATCTGATAGTTGTCAGATGCAGCAGCAGCTAAAGCATCTGTTTGCCACTCATGAAATACAGCAGTTGCGTTTTCTTTTGCAATACCACTCATGAATGGAGTGTCAGTTGGAGAGATTGAATAGATAATATCTGATAAATCTTCTCTTTCACCAACTGCATCATATGTACTGTAAGTATTTGTTACCTGAGCCATATTGTTCTCCTTAGTTGTTGAGTTATTGTTTGTTAATCATATCTAAAAAGATGCTAGTAGCGTCTTTAACGCTTCCAGATTTTTTTAGTCGGCTCAACTTTTCTTTTCTAGCTTTAGAACTAATCTCAGATTTGCTTTGTTTCACTCCAGAAGTAAAAACTTTGCCAGGCTTTGTAATTTTTTTTGCAATATTTGGTTTTGCTTTTTGTAAATTACGATATTTCATGGCATCGTTCACCAACATCACTATTCTATGGTCATAAACTTGTGCTACTTCTGTGTCGTTAAACCCATAAGCGTTCAAAGTTGATTTCATAGAAGATTTTAGCTGACTAGCTTTTTCTGGATCACTAAATTCTGGCATTTTAGATACCAATTTAGTTTGTTGATCCTTTAAATAGCTATCAAACTGTCTTTTTTGCTCAGATTGGTTTTTAGCTAAAGCAGAATTTATTTTTTCTTGCTTTTTTCTTAGCCTATGTTCAATCCTAGCAGCTTCTGTTGGATCTTCTTCGTACAACTTCTCTAAATCAGCAGAATTAATCTCTTGATTGAGTTGTTGTTGTGCAATTGAAAGCATCTGATTAGCTTCATTAAGCTTTGCAGAATAGTCTTGCCTTTGCTTTTCAGACTCAGACATGAATTGTTTCTTTTCATAAGAAAGTTCTTCTGTCTTTCGTCTATAATCAGCATCTCTTGAGTAACCATTTCTCAACTCATCAAGGGTAACATCGTATTCTTGACCAGCTACCTTAACTTTGTAGGTAGGCTCTGCGGTGGAATCCTGTTTCTCTTGAGTCTCAATTTGTTCTTCGTCTTGAGATACTTCTTCGGTTGCTTCCTCTTGCGATTCAGCTTCCATGTTTTCCTGTTCCTCAGGTTGATCTTCTGTAGAAGATTCCTGTTCAGTAGGCTCAGGAGAATTTTTTTGTTCTTTTTGTTCTTGTTGTTCTGGTTTTACCTCTTGTTTGGGGTCTAGCAAACCAGTTATTGCTTTTGTTGCTTTTGAAATGTCAGTTTCAGCTTCCGCAAGCGGATTAGCATAATTGTCTGCCATTGTTTTCTCCTTTAAGTTAAGCTCCTGTTGTGTAAGGTTGGCTTATCCTAAACTTGATTGTTTAGAATTTTTGATTTTTGATTGATTTACGATAATCTTCTAGCTGTTTGGTAGCTAGTTTTCCTGTATCAATCATTTCTAATAAATTTTGTTCTACTTTACCTACTACATTGTAGGCCAACCAAAGCTTTTCTCTGGCCTCAGTTTCTTTAGCTCCAGTATTAAATAAACTATTTGCGTAAAGTTTTTTTAATTTATCAAAACTTTCTTTTAATAAAGGGTTTTCAAAAAGCTGTTTAGCTTTGTTCGCCTGGCTCACTTCCTTTTGGAGCTTGCCCACCTGATCCTTGTCCATATAATTGTCTTATCTGATCTTGTACTTGCTGCGATTGCTCTGCTGCTTTTCTAAAATCGTTTGTGCTTTCTGCAACTAACATTTTATTTAAGTCAGCATCTGCCTTTATTTGTTGTGAGTCTAATTGAGCATTGTATTTAAGTTCTAGCTCTTTTAGTTTAATTTCATTTTCGTAAAGAATTTCTGCGTTTTGTGATTTAACTTTTTTCAGTTCTATTTCTAGCTCAGCAATCTTACGCTGTTCTTCACTTGCAATTCTTCTAAACTCAATTTTTTCAATTGGTGTTAATGGTGGCTCAGGTGGTGGTGTAACCATACCTTTACCCATGTCAGGATTTACAAAGTAATTCTCAACATTTTTTAAACCAGCATTTTCAATAATTTTTGCTAAACTATTATAAATATTTTTTAGACTTACCATTGGGTATTCTCTATTGCCTTGCAATTGGAACGCCTGGAGTTGTCTTTCTAAAATATTATTTAGCATCATAATCTGTTGTTCTTTAGAACCTGATCCTAAACCAACAGTAATACTAATATTAAATCTGTTTCTCCACTCAGTAGGTTTTACTGGAATGAACTGATTATTTAATTCTACAATTCTTTCTTTGTCCTGGTACTTACAAGTAAGCTCAAAGATACGTCTAAATAAATCTTTGATACCAGTTTCTGCAAACACTCTAGCAATTAACTCCATACGCATTTGCGATTGAGTCATAATTGCATTTACGCCAGTAGCAGTTTTATTTAAGCTATCAGCATCCAAGCCTTGATTATATCTTGTGATACCAGTTCTAGTTTCTCTAATCGTATCTAAGTATTCTAATAATGGAAAAGCTTGTTGCGAAATAGTTTGCGATTGCATTGGCAACATAACTTGTGATGGTGGTTGTTTAGTTCTAACTACACCACCTGGTCTTGATGTAAGTAAATCATCTAAATTTACCATACCATCCATTATGGCAACTCTGTTGTTGTTAGTTAAATACATATTGTCTAACAACTGTCGCATAACTGTAGATTTAACTAGCTGCACATCTTCAACTAACTCTGCAACTGATCTACCATAAAATCTGTGTGGCATTGGGATAGGTGTTAATGAACAAAATGGAATATTATCACAAGGCATATTTTCCAAAATTTCATAACCGCTTTCACCGGCAACAATAACTTTTCTAAGTTCTGCAACGCCATCGCCATCCATATCGCATCTTACATAGCACTCATAAATTTCTATCTCAGCTGTTGAGTTATCTGGTGCATTGTCAAATGGCGATTGGTCTATATCAGAGTATCTAGTTAATCTTTCGTTATTTAAAATTATGTTATTTGTAGTTGGTAGGTTTTCTACTACTTCTCTATCAAATCCCATTTCAATAAGTTCTGATCTAGTCTTAGCTACTCTGTGAGCTACAAAGTTTGCTGACTCAATAGACTTAGCAGTTCTTTGTATTAAAAATTCTTCTGGTGGAACATTTTCTATTTTTACTTTACCACCTTTGGATGTTCTTTTGATAACGCAGTTGTGCAGCATTGGTACTGGCTCATCTGCAACTAACTTACCTTGTGCTGTTGCTTCTACCAATAACAAGTCCATAGCTGTTTTCATCTTTTCATCAACAAAAGACTCTTCTTCAACTATTTCTACGTTTTCATCGTCAAGCAATAATTGATATTCTTGATCGTTTAAATTTTCATAAGTTTCTTGTTCAACACTTGAGCTGTCATCCCAATAAACTTTTACAATTCCATTTTTTTCTAAAAGTGCATCCTTAAACCAGGTATATAAAATTGAAAAACCTGGATTATCTTTATTAAAAATATAATTAATATAATTTGTAGCTTGTTCTGCTAAAGGTACATCTTCACTTTTAACCGGCTCACATTTAACTACCTGGTCGCTTGCTGTAAAAATTCTTAATAAGTTAGGTAATATTGTTTCTATAGTATCTGCAACATCAGTTGATACTACTTGTGATCTGCCATCTATTTCAGTACCAAGCTTTTCACCCATGTAATATTCCATAGATTTTTTTCTTTGCGAAGTAAGATTACTTCCCATGAAACCTATAGAGTTATTAATCTCTGAGTTGATGATTGCTCTTAATTGTTCGTTTGTAACTTTGTCTGCCATATTAAACTATATAATTTGTGTTAATTGGTACTTCTTTTTTCCAATTTGAAATCTCAGCACCTTGTCCTATAATCCCAGTTCTAAAGCTATCGGCACAGTGCGAAGCGTAGTTGTGCATGGGTTTATTTTTAAAGCATTGGTTTTTATCATCCCACCTTTTTTGGTAGGCTTTTAAATACTCAATTCCTGTTTTGCATTTTTCTTTATCAAACCAGCAATTCGGCAATGCTTTTCGTACTGCCTCAATTCCATCTTCAATTGACAGCTTTGGAGCTACTTCACCAGCTATTCCTAATTCTAATAAACTTTCTAATCTTGTTTTACCAAAATTACCAAGCTCCCTCACTTTGACATCATGAGGAAATATATGTTTAGAATATTCGTAACCCTTTTCATTTAAAACATCTGCATAATGATCCAGGCCATAACCACTGTTTTCGTAGTAGTCTATTAATCTTATTTCACCTTTGTACTTTTGCACAAACCACATTGCGGTTGAGTCGTTTAAACCTAAATCGTACCAAACTTCTGTGTCCAGGTTGTCATCGTAAGGCACATCGGTAATTCTGCCATCTTTTGCTAGACCCTCTATGATAGCTCCATAGTAAGATCCAGTAATTGCTGCTTGAAAGCTGCACTCAAATTCTTGTTCGTATAAATCTTTAGACATGACGCTTTTTGCAGCGTCTAGTTCCTCTTGGTCTAAAATTTTAGTATCGCTTGCCTTAAACACACAAGCATACCAATCTTTGTTTTCTTTTGCTTGTTCGTATAATTCAAAAAAATAATTTCTGCCTTTTGGTGTTCCTATAAACACACACCATCCTTTTCGGTCTGCCAAAGCTGGTCTTATGACTTCTGGAAATATGGTAGGCTTAATACTTTGAGTTTCGTCAAACACACATCCATCTAAGAAAATTCCTCTCAAAGATTGATCGTTCTCAGCCCCTAAAATAGTTATTCTTGCACCATTTGGTAAATCGCACCTAAGTTCACTTTCGTTAAATTTAGTGCCAGGTATTTTTTCAGCGTAGGTTTTTATATAGTCCCATGCGGTGGCTTTTCCTTGCAAACGAAATGGACTAACGAAAGCATATCTGGGGTTAGGCAAGGGATTTGTTAAAGCTGCTCTCAGCATATGATTTATGGTCATTACTGTTTTGCCAGCTCTACGATGTAATACTAAAACACTAAATCGGTGCTTATCAATTTTTTTGTGCAAAAAATTTTGTAATTCTCTTGGCTTGTATGGAATGACTATGTTTGTCATTTTGAAACAAAACCCCCTTAATGTACAGTGACACCTTTAGGTACATTTAATAATTGTTCTATTCCAAGATCATCCATGATGTGATGTGAGAAATATCTGCACTCAGTTAAGTTATTGAAACCGCCAAAGTGTACTACAACGCTATTGGTAGACTCCATAATGTAGATAACTGCTGAATATCCTTGTTTGCCATCTTCATAGTCGAACATATTAAAAACCCTTGTTTATTTGTGTGTAACATCCCTAATTTTTTTTTTAGTTGCCGATATAGCTTTGGGGTATGGCTTCGTTCAAAACCGCCCAAAATCTAGGTTTAGAACTAAAAACTGATTAGTAATCAATTGGTTTAGTCTATTAACCTTGATAAATAATAATTTTATTATGCCGGTATAGTTTTGGTATAGCTTAGCTCTAATATTTTCTGTAGTTTAGAATAATTCTAGAACAAAATGTGAACATTTAAACCTTAGCTATAAGGTTCGGTGTGCTAGTTTCATCTGCAACTCACATAATATTAAACTAATCCCAGTAAAATCAATAGTTTCTATTTATCCCACTTAACAACTAATGGAGTATTTTTATCAAAATTTAATGTAGTTGCATCCCTTTTAGCATAATATTTAGGTGCAATTCGTTCAGATTTCCACTTACTTAGATCAACAAATGACTTAATTAAATGTGTTTGTCCTAAATCTGTCTTTTCTTTAAACTTACTGTTCTCAATGCTTTCATTTAATAAATCTTGAGCATCACTTAGTAAGTATTCAATTCCATCTGTTTTAGCATCTTCATACTGTTGCCTTAAACTAGGATCTTTCCTCATCCAGGATCTAAAGGTTTCCCAACATGGTCTATCTTTAGCTTTATTTATTGGTGTAAGACAGCTTCTGATACTTTTGCCTACAGCAAGCTCAGATAGTATTTCTTTGATCAGAGTCTTATTGTACTTAGTTTTATTGGCCATTTTATTAATCTATTTCTGGTTGTAATACTGTTAGCGATAGTGTTTAATAGTATTATAAACTGATTCTAACGAATCAAAGGAGAGAAATATGTTTAATAAAAATAAAATACTAACTACTCCTATCGTAATGTATAAAGTTCCTATTGTTAAATACTACAGGAACAAAGACAAGTTCAAGTCAGCATTAAAGAATAGGAAAGAGTTAAAAAAGCTTAAATTAAAAGACTTTAAGCCTGTAGAACATTAATTCATACAGGGGTAGCTGTTATAGAGAGAGAAAGAAAAATGATAAAAGATGGCTACCCCAAGTATGATTCAAACTAAAAAAAAAGGTTTTATAAAAAACACTTATTTCAAGTATAATTTTTTTTTCTTACTTATTTGATAACTTGTCAAATACTTTACAAATATTTTG